GGCCAAAGCTGCCGGGTCGGCCTCTAAATCCCGACGCAAGTCGGGGGGCAATGTTTCGGGCAATGCTATCTTTTCCACCGGCGGACTCTCTATTTCCTGCCCCCTCGCATAATGCGCTATAGCCAAGCCCATGATTAAATCGTCGTGCTTGCCCTCCTGTGCCTCCGCCCTCCCTTTCTCGTTGCGTACAAAGGTAAGCATTTCTTCTAAGGTAGCAATGTCCTGAAACAGTTCCGGGTGCTCCCTGACTACCTGCACCAGTCCAGCAATTATAAGCGGCCTGCTCAATTTAGTGGTCTGGAAACCATACTTGTGATACCGCTTCTTGCTAATCTCGTCTATGGCCTCTCGCTTGAACTGGTGGTAATAGCCCAGCCTTTGCAGTTCTTTCACCGGGAATGTGCTGAAATTGGTTTCTACGGCCTCTAATGCCTGGTTGTAATAGTTACCTAGGCAATACATTTGCCGAGTGTATAAGTCCTCGTCGAATTGGTGTTTTAGGACTGCTGCTTGGTTTCCAGTAACATTGTTTAGCACCTGGCCGGTAAAATTATCTGAGCCATCCCCGGCAGTATCCCCCCCAATCACATAAGGGTAGCCCCGTTTTGGTTCTTGATATATTGCGATATATCCGGTTTCCCAGTCGTCTACCCATTTAATGGAGCTGTCCACTATTTTCTCATCTTCATACTCATACGC